TAGGCCGCTGCGCTGAACGTCATCGAGATGCTCATCCGCCAGGTGGAATGGAGGGTGGAACCAGCCGATGAAAGCGACGCAGCGAAGGCCGAGGCCGATGAGACCGAAGCCGCGCTAGAGGATATGTCCCACACCTTCGAGGACTTCATCAGCGAAGCGCTGTCAATGGTATGGGCGGGATTCGCCCCGTTTGAGATCGTTTACAAGCTGCGCAAAGGGAGCACCGACGACCCCACGACCCATAGCCAATACAACGACGGCAAGTGGGGATGGCGCAAGTTCGAGATACGTGGTCAAGAGACACTGCAACGCTGGGAGTTCGACGAGGAAGGTGGCCTGCTCGGGTGGCATCAGATGGACCCGTCCGCCGTTGGCAAGGGGGTCGTCTTCATCCCCATGGAGAAGGCGCTCCTGTTCCGCACAAAGGCGTTCAAAGGGAACCCCGAAGGCAAGTCCCTCATTCGCGCAGCCGTTATCCCCTATCACTACTTGAAGCGCATCCAGCAATTCGAGGCGACAGGCATCGAGCGCGATCTAACCGGGATGCCTATCATGGAGGTCCCGCCCGACCTGCTCCTGAGCGATGCCAGCGCAGAGGACGTCGCGGTGCGTCAATATCTCGAGCGCTTCGTGACGCAGGTACGCATGGACGAGCGGTGGGGCGGCCTTGTCCCCGCGCAGAAGACCCCAGACGGCAAGGACACGGGCTTCGTGTTCAAGCTGATGACCACCGGGGGGCGCCGCATGATAGACACGAACAGCATAGTCAAGCGCTACGAAACGCGCATGCTCATGCTGTTCCTGGCTCAATTCCTCGTGATGGGAATGGACAAGGTGGGCTCCCTTGCGCTGTCCTCGAACATGACGGACCTGTTCGGGACTTCGCTTGGGACCACCATGGACATCATCGCATCGGTCTTCAACCGCTTCGCAATCCGCCGCCGCCAAGCGCTAAACGGGAAGCCCGTCGAGCTGGACCCCTACTTGGTTCACGGCGACATCGAGGGACCAGACCTCGACCTCGTGGCGAAGTACGTTCAAGCGCTTGCGGCAAGCGGCAACCTGACTCCCCACAAGCCGCTGGAGCGCAAGCTCCTTGAAATCGCCAACCTACCGCAACCTCCGGAGGACGACGATGCGATTCCCCTCGCCACGGGCGATCCCGCTATGGGCGCTCCTTCAGGACCTAATGCGCTACCGCCGCCAGGACAGGCGGTGGGCAAGGAACACGTCGCGACGGTCCTCTCCGTCGTGGCTGCGCTCAAGCGTGGCGAGCTTGATCGCGAAGGCGCCGCTTCCGTACTTTCCGCGTCGTTGGGCGTTGCGTTGCCTGAAGCAGAACGATTCTTGCCTGCGAAGGGGGCGCCTGCTCCTGCGCCGATGGATGCGCCGCCGCCGCCAACCGATGGACCGACTAACGCTCCTGACATAGGCGGCGCAGACGCCGAGCCCGACATCCAGAAGGCGGTCATGAACGGTGCGCAGATAGTCGCCATGGTCTCCGTCGCCGAGAAGGTCGTGGCGGGGACCCTCCCCCGCGACACCGCTATAGGCATCCTTGCTGTCGGCTTCCAGATGTCCCCTCAGGAAGCCGAGCAGGTGCTCGCAAGCGCAGGCGCGGGATTCGAACCTGCGCCGCCCCCTTCGTCCCCAGAGCCCCCCATGGGGGGACCCCCGCCGCCACCGCCGCCCATGGGTGACGAGGGCGACGAGGGCGACGGCAACGTCGGCAACCTCGGAACCTCCGCAGACGTCGGCGATGATGACGACGAGGGGGACGAAGCATAATGCTCCACCACGTCCGCAAGGCCGCCCCTCCGTCCCCGTCCAAGATGCCGGAAGTGCGGGCGGCTCGTGCCATCCAGGACCGCAATGAGGCCAGGTTCAGCCACGCGTCCCAGCGGGTCATGCGGGAACTGTTCACCGGCGAGCAGATGAAGCGCCTGAAGGCGGCCATCCGTTCAGGGGAGCGCAGCGTGGAGCGCATCCTCGACTCCATGCTATGGTTCAATCCAGCCGACCCCGACTCCGTAGCCTTCTGGACACGCCTTGTCAGCAACGTCTCCCGCGCCTACGAAGCGACCATTCAGGAAAGTGGCTCGTACACGATGCGCCACTATGGGTTCCCGCTGCGCTTCGAGGTGACCAAGCAAGCCGAGCACGGTACGGTCGCCGCCGAACTGCTCGTACCCATCAATCCCGCGTCCATTGCTTGGATACGGGAAAAGTCTGCGTCCCTGGTCGTGGACATCAGCGAAGGTCAGCGCAAGCGCTTGCGCCGCATCCTGTCCTGGAACTTCGAGCGAGGCATGCGCCCGGAAAGCGTTCTCGCCGAAATAGAGGCCACCGTGGGGCTCACCGAGACTCAGGCGCAATGGGTCCTTACGCGACAGGACCTGGCCATTGCAAGGGGCGCTCCCGCAGGGCAGGCGCGTCAGGACGCGCAACGCTTCGCTGACAAGCTGCTCAAGCGTCGCGCCAAGACCATCGCTAGGACCGAAACCATTGACGCCCACACGAAGGGGCTCAAGGACGCCTGGAACATTGCCAAGGAA